TTAATAATAAAATTAATATAACTCCGATAGCTCCTTCTGTTTTTGGAGCTATGAGTATTAATAAGGCTGCCGCAGAAGCAAACGAAAAATTGAAACAAGAAGCATTAAATAGAAAAACTGATTTAGGTGCTTCAGGAGAATTTGGTTCTATTCCTTCACAAAATTACGGTGAAGTAGATTTTGAAACTGTGCCAGGTGGTTTGCCAAATTACTTAGAGCAAATTGAAAAATTAGGGGGGGAAAAAACAGACCCGCAAGGTGGATTGGGTGAAGTTGGATCATCTTTTATTGAAAATAAAGATGGGTCTGGTGTTGCTTTAGGTGGAGACTCTAAAGCAGGTCTTGGAGGAGCTGAATCTGGTGCTGTTGATCTGGGTTACGGAGCTGACATGAACGAGAAACTAGCAGCTCAAGAAGAACGTAACAAAGCAATTATTGCAGATGAAAGCAGAATGCAACAAGGTCAATTAGGACAAGACATTGAAGAAGCTCCTAAAAGTAAATATCAAGAAAATCAAGACAGCTTACAAGCGTTATTCGTAGCTAATATGGAAGAACAGAAACAATTGTTCGGTGATTTAGCAGATGATACTGGTGAAAAAAGTATAGAAGATTACAAAGCTCAGTTTCAAAAAGCCACAGGTATAGACGTATCAGGAGAGCCAGATAACAAGATGGCGCTTATGTCTTTAGGGTTATCTTTAATGCAAAATAAAGCAGGTAAAGGGTTTAATCTTAGTAACATACTTACATCTGTTGGTGAAGCTGGTGAAGCGTCTATGCCAGCCTTTCAAAAAGCTAAAGATGACGCTAGAGCTGGTCAAGTGGCTGCTGGTAAGTACGCTCTGCAACAGACACAAGCTGATGAGAAGACTAAACTAGCATTAGCTAAAGAGAAGCGACTAGCTCTTAGTGCGTTAAGTAGAGAATTTAGAACCACAGCAGAGAATAGATTCTTAAAGAAAGAAGACCATTTGAGTCAAATGGAACAAAAAGAATTAACTGAAACAATTAAACTTAGAGCAGCAATGATAAAAGCTGGACAAAACTCTAAAGAATTAAGTGGTAAAAATTTAAATATTAAACCTATTGATGGGCAAACTCAGCTTTCGTATAATAAAGGAATAAAGAAAGTTGCGGATGGTAAAAGCATAACTGTCTTTACAACTTTTGCAGAAGATATAAGAAAATTTAAAAATGCTGATTTTAATATAAGCAGAGCAAGAGCAAAATTAGATAATTTAAAAGATATAACAGGAAACTTTTTAAAAGATGGAACAATTCCAATTTTAAAAAGAGCTACAGATGTAGCAAAAAATTGGGCGGTAGCTTTTGGTGTTAAACCCGAAACTCTTTTTGCCACAAATAAATTAATTACCTTAGATAAAAATGGTGAAGCTATATATGAAACTAAGGCTGTTAGTGATACAGAATTAGCTGAATCAATTAGACAAACATTAATACTTGAATATAAAAAGTTTTTAACGCAAGAAACTGGAAATGGTATTTCCAATCAAGATGTTAATAGATTAGCAGAGGCTTTTGGTAAAATTGACTTTTTAGGAAACCCTGCGGCTGCTATATCAAAATTAGAAGAAATAGATGGGATATTTCAAAAGACACAAGACCAAATTAATAACGTATTTACTGCTTTTAAAGACAAAGATAACTACATGACCACAGGACAATATGAAAAAGCTATGGGTATTTTAGGTGAAGACAAAGGCAGTCCTCAAGTTTACAAATTTGGAAAATCAGGTCAATCATTTGATGTAAGAATGGGTCAAAACGGAAGAATGATTTACAGCTTACAAAAAAAATAAGGATTAGTTATGGCTTTAATAACAATTGAATTACCAAATGAATCTTTTGATGTTGAAATAGAGGGCGATCAGCCTAACGAAGCTGAACAAGCCGCTATTGAAAGTCTAATACAACAAAAGACTTTAGAAGCAGAAACTTCAGAGTCAGAAGAGACAGTAGAAGAAGCTCCTAAGTTTGACACTGGCACAGGTATAACCAGTGGATCGTTAAGAGCTGCTTTGGCTATGGCAGAAAACATTGAAGAAGAAGATTTAATATTAGGTAAATTTGGAATAGAAGAAGGCGAATACCTTCGTGACCAGCGTGGAAGATTAGCCCTTACTCCTGAAGGAGCGGCAAAAGTAGGTCAGGAAATAACTCAAAACACATTAATAGATGAAGAAGGCTTTAGTAAATATGACTTTGCTGACCTTGCAGGGATCGCTCCAGAATTAATTGGTGGTGTTACTGGTGCAATAAAAGGTGCGGCGGCTGGTACTGCTATTGCACCTGGTTTTGGAACTATTGTTGGTGGAGCGATTGGTGCTGGTTTAGGATCAGGAGCTGGTCAGGGTGTTGAAGAAATCATAGAAGGTCTTGCTGGTGTATCTAAACAATCAGCAATTTCTATAGCTAAAGACATTGGTACAGAGGCTGCTATAGGATTTGTTGGTGATTTAACATTTGGTGTAGCTGGTGCTTTGTTTAGAACTGGTAAAGGCATGACATATGGATTAAAAGACTTGCCTCCACAAGAAGCGAAAGCTGTTTACGAGTCTATGAAGTTAAGAGTTCCTGTTGTCGATGATGCTGGTGAGCCGTTAAAAATATTAGATGAATTAGGAAATGTTGTTAAAAACGCAGATGGCACAGACAAAATGCTGTTGGATGCACAAGGCAAACAAATCATAGGTCGTTATGAAAATGCTGGATTAACACCAGGCATAGGTTCTATGGGTGCATCGGGCATCATGTCAAGAAAAGAAAAGATTGCTGAAAAAGTTATAGGTCCGACTGAGAAACAAAGAGACAATTATAATAATATGTTAAAAAGTATTACTTACTTTAGAAACTTAACTGGTGACGCTGGCGAAACTTCAGCGGAAGAAATAGGACAGATATTATCAAAAGGTGTTCAAGCAGAAGGCGAAATTTTAAAAACTGTTACTAAAAATGCTCAAAAAGATGTTTTAGAAACTTTAGATGAAATGGTCGGTTCTTTTGGAAAATCTACAACAAAAGATATTGAGTTAAATGATGAAATATTTTCAATATTACAAAAATCATCAGAATCATTTGATAACATAAACACTACTCTTTTTGGTAAAATAGATGATGTTTTAGAAGATACCATTGGCGATGCTCAATTTTTAAGTACAGGTGTCTTAAAAGCGTTGGCTAAGAAATTAGAGCTTAAAACTTCTTCAGCGGCTATATTTGATGCTAATGTAGGGGCTTCTAAGACAGCATCAAAAGCTGGTGTTGCTAAAGCGTTAATTGAAAGTATTAGCAGTCTTGGAGACAAAACAACTTTTTCTCAATTATATAATTTAAGAAGTGCAATAGGTGACGCATCAAGAGTTACTGGCACAAAAAATGGTGGTAGATTTTTAGAAAAAGCACAAAAACTAATAGATAATAAATTAACAAGTTCTAATTTTAAAAAAGAATTAGCTGAATACACTAACGCATCAGGCAGAGATATAGGTGAGTCAGCAAGACTAAGACTAGATGATGCAGCAAATAGTTTAGATGAATCAAGAAACTTCTTTGCTAAAGGAACAGATTTATTTGATAAATTTGGAGACCACATAAATGTTAAATCATTAAATAAATTAATTATGGCTGGCAAAGATCCTGACATTAATTTTGCTAAAAAACTTATTAGAGATGGCAACCCTAAACCTTTAAAGAGTGCTTTAGATGCAATTAAAGGAATGACACAACGATCTGCTGATGATGTATCTCAAGATGCTGTATTAGGAGTTAAACGATCTGAAAGATTAAGAGGTAGACTTGCTAATAGTTGGATAAGAGAAGCAATGGATGATGCTACTGGTAAAGTGGTTGGTGGACTTCCAGATGATTTAGCTTTTTCAGGAATAAAATTTTCTCAAGCTATAGATGATTTAGGATCTACTGCTGACGTTTTATTTGGAAGTCAGGCAGGAGCAATTAAATCATTATCAAAACAATTAAGAATGACATCTAATTCAAACATGACAGAAGAAGCTGTTAAGAAAGCAATTGATGAAGGCGCACCAAAAACTTTAACAGATGCTTTACAATCATTAAACAAATCGCAAAGAGAGTTGACACAGTTTCAAAACAACTCCGCCTTAAAATCGTTAAACAATGAAACTATAACGCCATTAGTGGCTTCTGAAACATTAGCAAAGTCAAATTCTAAAGCCGAATCAGTTGACGCTGTTATGAAATTTTTTAGAGAAAGAGTTGCTAGAGCAGAAGGCAAAGATCCATCTATTATAAGTTCAGCTCAAGATGATTTAGCCAAAATGCAAAATTTTTATATGGATAACGTCTTAAAAGATTTTGGAGGTGATGCCTTTATTGATGGATCATCTATGAAGGCTTTTGCTAAAAGTTTTAACGAAGGTGGAGCAAGTGGTAAATTTCGTTCTGTTTTCGGAGAAGAATCTGGAATGATGTTAGAGAAATTTGGTAGGGCATTAAATGTTGTATCTAAGCAAGCTCAAGGCGGTGATCTTATAGCCGCTAACATTGCATCCGCTCCTTTTTCAAACATAGGAAAACTTTTAAATTTTAGTATTGTTGGTAAATTTCTTTTAAACAAACCTTATGCTAATAGATTTATGAATAGTTACGAGAAGGCTGCGGCTGGACAAGGTCAAGCAAGCAGAGCTAAGTTATTCTTGAGTATGTTTACCGAAGCAATGGCTCAGTTTAGCGCACAAGCACCTGGTCAATTGATGCAAGAAGCTGTAAATGAGGGTACAAAACAATTATCGGCTGTTGCTGATAGTGCTGGACTAACATCAGAATTACAAAATTTAAGATCAAATGTGGAAAGAGGCGTTAATCAAAACCGAACAAATGTTCGCTCTAACCCACTAGGAATGAACGTACAACCTGCATTAAACAATACAGGAATTGGTAATATTGACGTTACTGACCCAAACACAGCACTAGCTTTAGGATTAAGCCCATCAATGCAAGCAATAGCAAGTAACAGGAACGCATAACCATGAACGTAGAACAATTAAGAGAAGAACTCAAAGAAGACGAAGGATGTAAGTACGAAATATATTTAGATCATTTAGGCTTGCCTACGCATGGTATAGGACATCTTATTACCGAATGGGATGAAGAATACGAAAAGCCAGTTGGTACACCAGTATCAGAGGATAGAGTCAATAATTGTTTTCAAACTGATGTTCACGGCACAGTAGAAGAATGCAAAAAGTTATTTGATAACTTTGATGATTTACCTGAAGAAGTGCAATTGATCTTATGCAATATGATGTTTAATATGGGTAGACCAAGATTATCCAAATTTGTAAAATTTCGTGCTGCTATAGATGATAACGATTGGTTGGAAGCCGCAACTCAGATGGAAGATTCAAGATGGCATAAACAAGTAACCAATAGAGCCAATCGTTTAATAAAACGAATGGAAGCTATTGGCGTTAAAGAACAGGTTGCTTAATTACTAAGCGTACCTAACCCTAAACGAGTTACTTTATTATCGTCTTTAAATCTTTCTTCATAATCTTTATCCACCCAGATAGAAACTTGTTGACGAATATTGCGTCTTTCATCGTCACAAATACGCTTTAATTTTTCATAAGTATCAACATCTATACCAATTGACTTGAATTTTGTTGGATCTGCCATTATAGTAACTCCCATGTATAACAATAATAAACGAATTATAACCAGAAAAGTTGGGAAACCCAACAAGTATTTTGCAAAAAAGACAGTTGCAATGGGATTAAAGTTTGATTCGAGGTGGGAAGCGGAGCGTTGGGGTCAGCTAAAAGCTATGGAAAGAGCTGGTGTTG